ACTTTAAAGACAAATCATAGAGATCCTATTGTAGAGGATTTACTTAGATATTACGACGATTCTTCTATTACTATTTAATTTTAGGGTTTCCAAATATTTATATAGGATGGAAACTATACTTCTTATTTTATTTGTAATTGGCTTTGGATTAGGTATCTATTCCTTAAAAGAAATTACAATAAAAAATAGAGAAAAAATAATTAAAGAAATAGAAGAAAATGGCTAATATATCTATTTGGACAGGAACCAGTTACTTTTTTCCAGGAGACACACCTTTTGGATATTATGACTATGACTATCAGTTTCAGACTGATGCTGATAAAGTAGCAAAATTTTGTGCTCAACGTTTAGGTTACCCTTTAGTTGATATTGAATTACAATCAGGCTCATTTTATACTGCTTTTGAACAAGCTGTAACTGTTTATGGTAATGAACTCTATTCTTTCCAATCAAGAGACAATTATTTGTCTGTTGAAGGAGCTTCTACATCATCTTTTTTAAACCAAGCTTTAGTAAACAATAACTTAGCTCCTGTTATTAGGCAATCGTATACTTATGCTGAAGAAGCAGGTACAGGAGGAAATATAGATTGGTATAGTGGTTCAATTCATTTAACCTCTTCTGTTCAAGATTATAATTTAGGACAGTGGGCTATTGATAATAATGTAACTGGTGGTATTGAAGTTAAAAAAATATTCTATGACCGAATACCCGCTATTAATCAATTGTATAGTCCTTGGGCTGGATTAGGACCTGGAGCTACAAGTGCTGTAGGTTTAACTGGTTTAGCAGGTTATGGTCCTGCTACAAACTTTATTTTGATGCCTTTAAGTTATGACTTAACTAACGTTAATGCTATTGAAATGAGCAATGATGTTAGATTATCAAACTATAGTTTCCAATTAATCAACAATAAATTAAAAATATTCCCTATTCCAACTGATGAAGATCATGGACTAAAATTATGGTTTAATTATATTAAAATAGAAGATAGAATTAATTCAGCTATCGTTCATGATGGTAGTAAAGTAAATAATTTATTTAAAATGCCTTATACTAATCCAGTATATATGCAAATTAATTCAATTGGTAGAAGTTGGATTTTTGAATATACTTTAGCTTTAGCTAAAGAAATGCTAGGATATATTAGAGGTAAATACAGTACTGTACCTATTCCAGGTGCCGAAGTTACTTTAAACCAAAGTGATTTACTTTCAGCAGCTACTGCTGAAAAAGAAGCTTTAATTGCTAGATTAAGAGAATACTTTGATTCAACTTCTCGTCAAGCTTTATTAGAAAGAAAACAAGCAGAATCAACAGCTCGTCAAAGTGAACTAAATCAGGTTCCAATGACCATTTATATAGGATAATATGGCTTTATTTGGTGGTAGTCGTGATATAAGTTTATTTAGAAAAGTCAATCGAGAATTGATGGGAAATATCATATCTCAAGAAGTAGTTTATTATAAATGTGATGTACAAGAAACTAAAGTAAACATGTATGGTGAATCATCAGGTGGAAGAGTATTTAATCCTCCTGTTTTAATAAACGCTTTAGTTGAAAGACAAGACCAAACTGCCCCTATCGAAAATGAATTAGTAGGATTTCAATGGCCTATTTCTTTTAAATTTTTAAGAGATGACTTAGTAGATGCTAATTTAGTTACAGAAATTGGTGACTTTATTATGTGGAATAATGGTTATTGGGAAATTGATAATACAAATGCAAACCAATTATTTGTAGGTAAAGATCCTAACTACCCTTATTATGATGATAATGGAAACAATCCATTAAATCCAGGATTAGAAAATTTCGGATATAATGTTTCTATTGTTTGTACTGCTCATTACGTTCCAGCAGACCGATTGAATATAATTAAACAAAGATTATAATGGCTCGAGTAAGAAAACCTATACCAAAAACTCAAAAACAGATAAGTGTAGAACAACATACTGCTTATGACCAACAGCAAGGTAATCCTAACTTAGCTATTCCTAGTAATAACAATAGAGCATCCCAACAGTCTTGGAAAGGAGATACAACTAAGCCATTAACAGTCAGCATTCAAGATATTGATGAAGCCGTTTTTTATTATCTAGAAAACATTATTAAACCAACAGTTATCCATAACGGACAAAACACTCCTGTCCCGATACTATACGGTGATCCTGAAAAATGGAAAACATATCAAAAAGATGGTTACTTAAGAGATTTAAAAGGATCATTAATGGCTCCTTTAATTATTTTTAAAAGAACTTCTCTTGATAAAGTAAAAAATATAGGTAATAAAATGGATGCTAATAATCCATACAATTACGGTGTATTTCATAAAAAATATGATTCTCGAAATGCGTATAATGCATTTGGTATTTTAAATCATCAAACCCCTGAAAAGCAATACTATGCTGTTGTAATTCCTGATTACGTTACAGTAACTTATTCATTTATTGTTTTTACTTATTATGTGGAACAACAGAATAAAATAGTTGAAGCAATTCAATATGCTTCTGATTCGTATTGGGGTAATCCTGAAAGATTTAAGTTTAAGGCGATGATTGATTCATTTGGATTCCAAACTGAATTATCAGAAACTAGTGAAAGAATAGTTAGAAGTACTTTTGATTTAAAATTAAATGGATATATTATTCCAGACTCAGTTCAGAAAAATAATAACTCTATTTCTAAGTTTAATAACAAAACTAAAACAACTATATTTTTAGAAGCTACAGGAAGTTTATAATAAATGTTTAATAATAACAAAATACCCCAATCTGGTTTAATACCTATTAAAATAGAGAACCAAGGAAATTTGTTAACTACTCAAGTTAATAAAATTAATTTTACAGGTTCAGGGGTAACTACAACTGCCGGTAACTTTAATGATGTAACTGTTTTAATTGATAGTACTGGTTATTACGGAGCATTTTGTTCAACAGGATCACAAACGAACCTGGATCCCCCCAATGTATCTCGATCTATGGTTTTAGAAACTACAGAACATTCTGTAGGTGTATCTATTGTAAGTGGTAGTAGAATAACTGTTGCAAATTCTGGAGTATATAATCTACAATTTTCAGCACAAATTGAAAAAACAAGTAATGGTACAGATACGATTTATGTATGGTTTAAAAAAAACGGCTCTAATATCCTTCGTTCAAACACAGGTATTGATGTTACAAAACAAGCTGGCTCAAGTGGTAAAGTAGTTGCCGCTTGGAATTATATAGATACTTTAATAGCTAATGACTACTTAGAGATCATATGGCAATCAGCAGACCCTACTATGATATTAGCTTATGAACCAGAATCAGGTAATCTTCCATCAATCCCCTCAGTAATAGCAACATTAACTCAACTTTAAATAAACTATTATATATTTATACTAAATAACGTTATATGGAACCTATTAAACTAACAGAAGAAGAACTAGAAAAACTAGTTAGCTTACAAAGAAAAAGTGCAGGAGTTACTCAAGAATTTGGAAACATCGAAATTATGAAACTTCAAGTTGAAGCCCGTAAAAATGAATTGGTTGCTTTTTACAACCAAGTAAAAGAAGATGAACTTACTTTTGGTAAGGAATTATCTGAAAAGTACGGTGACGGTACAATCAATATTGAAAAGGGAGAATTTATCCCTAGTTAATTTTTTTACTTTTTTTACAACACATAAAGAACCCCTAACCCGGGTTCTTTTGTTATTTTATCATATTTATAACAAAATATGTCTGCTGGAAGATACCCCCTATACATTGAACAAGGAGCAAGTTTGGATTTTGAAGTCCAATACCTAGATTCAGCGGGAAACCCTGTGGATTTGTCTGGATATAGTGCGAGAATGCAAATAAGACCATCAACAGACTCTAGTACTGTTTATGTAACTTTAAGTAGTTCTTTACAACCTGATGGAACAGGTTTGAATTTGTCTGGATCCCACAGTTTAAAACCCCCCACTTCCGGATCTATCGGAGTATTTATTTCATCATGTACCTCTTCTTTATTAACTTTTAATGATGCGGTATATGATTTAGAATTATTTGTACCTTATGATGGTGGTTGCAACTATGTAACCCGATTAATTCAAGGACCAGTTAGATTATCTCAAGAAGTAACAAGATGAGCAATATAGTAACAACAAACGTAAATACAAATGTTGTACAAGTGACAGCACCCGGTCCTTTAGGTCCTAGAGGTACAGCAGGTCCAGTAGGTCC